GTTTAAAAGTTCAAGGCGTTTTGCCTCTATCTCAGGCGCTTCCTGAATAATCTGGCGAGTAGTTTCAGTAGCCACGTTACGCGTTCCCCTCAAAGCGGCTCATCATGTTGTACATGTTCCGCATTCCTGCCTCACGGCTACCGTTTCCTGCGCCACGTACTGCCTTGGCTGTCATGACAAACTCGCCATCAGACAGCATGGCGGGGATGTCGTCAGAGGTTTCGGTGCCGGGGCCGCTTATCCTGCCATTACGGCGAGGGAACTTGCTTGTATCGATGCCACCCCCGTCAGCCGCCGCCATGGAGGGCGCTATATATGCGCCGGGGGCCGACAGAGTGTATTGTGACGGGTACATGTCAATCAGCTTTTGACCCGTCATGCCGCCAAAGGCGTCCGGTAGTGGCTCCATTTCAGGCTGGTCAAAAAACCCTGCCGCCGCGCCAATGCCGGTTAAAGCCAGCGCACTAGGGCCAAATCTTGCCATAATGCCCGGACCCGCTTTTGCGGCGGCGGCTTCAACAGCTTTTGCAATAACCGGACCCGCTTCACCTGCTTGAGTAATACTAGTAATATTATAATCTTTAAGCATTTTTGCTAATGTATCCGAGCGAGCCGCAGATACAGCGGCGTCCACTTCTGCAGGAGTTTGCCCTGCACGGAACAGATAATCGGTAACTTTCTCCAGAAATGTTCTATCTGCGTTTTGTTGTATCCCGCTAGAGGCCACCTCGCCAAAGTTAATGCCGCCGGGATCAGAAGAGCCCGTGCCTTGCAAATCGGGAATATCGCTGACGGTTGTTGTGGCGGCGTCACTTGCCGGAACAAAAGGATCAAGTTGTGTTGAAGCTGTTTCTGTAAGCGTAGGTGCTTGCATTTGTGTAAGTTGTGCGGCGGTCGGTCCTTGGGCAAGCTGTGCTTTAGCCGCACCGGGGACAGGAGTCATATCTAGATTCGTGGGAATGCCTCCGGCGGCTGTCTTTGCCTGTCGAGCAAGCTGTGCTTTAGCCGCACCGGGGACAGGGGTCATATTTAGGTTTGTTGGACCGGTCATATTCAGATTTGTCGGACCACCGCTTATGGGTGGAGTCATATCTATATTTGTAGGAATACCTCCGGCAGGAGCGGCACCTTGTTGCACAGCTTCAGCCGCAGTAAGCGCAGGTTGGTTAGTAGCGGCTTGGGCCGCACTTTGACCCGTTATATTTGCAACACCTTGTGTAAACTGATCTACATAACCGCCAGAAAGCCCCGAGGTTATACTTTCTCCAAAGCCTTGTACTCCAGCAGATAATTTAGCACCAAAGCCGCCCGTCGTTTGCCCTGCCGCGCCAAAGCCGTCCATGGCACCTTGTGTTATACCCGCCGTAGCTCCCGCGATTAAGGCAGATTTGAAGGCGTCTTTAAGATTGCCGCCTTGAATTAAGGTGCCAATCCCAGAACCTAAACTTGCGCCTAAAGGGCCAGCCACTATGAAGCCCACAGTGGAAAGAATAATTGGCGCGACTTTCTTAAATACTTTGACCACGCCCTTGACGGCTTTTTTGACGCCCTTGAATATTTTCTTCAAGAAGAACTCAGGCTGGCCTGTGACAGGGTTGATGCTATTTAAATCGCTACCCACGATGTAACGCTCTGGGTCAATGCCCATTTCTCGCATACGTGTAAATAGAGCTTCTTTTAGTTCGGGGTCTTCTTCAAAGACCGCCATGGGAATAATGGTTTCGCCAGTGGCAACGTGCGCTATGCGATCATCTTCTTCTCGCCCAAACTGCGCCAGTTGTTCTGCTGTCGGCTTAACAATGTCATAGTAGTTGTCGGCGTTCAGCGCCTCGTCTGACCAATCTCCAACTGTTGCAGTTAGAAACGACGCAAGGCCCCCTTCTGGGACCTCATATGGCTCTGGACTTCGGGGTGCGGCGGCTGTCATATAACTATCCCATGATTATCAGCGATTGTATCAAAGCCCTTATGAGGTTGATACCGTCACAGAACCTACCGAACCTGTGCCCGCTAATCCGGCAGGATGCGGCTTATTGGCAATCACTATTTTCAACGTGCCATCTTGCTGAAACACTGCGCCAGTTTCTAGGTTGTAGTCATTCTGCTGTAAATTAGTCAAAGTAAGCTCCGTGTGCCGTGCATCGCCGGGGTTGTTGAATAGCTCAAGAAATACAGAGAATGAGCGCACAACCTCCGACATATACGTGGCATCGTATTGTTCCGGTGCCCGTGGAAACTGAGGTAATACTAAGCGGCGTCCGCTCATCTGCGGCCATCCGGGCGCACGTCTAGTCGGGCAGAGCCCAACCGCCATTGCGTTTCAGTGTCAGAGGAGGCTATACGAAGCGCAAAGCTACGGCCTCTCAGACGTAAATGTACCTGATTTGTAAACTGTTCTACAGGGGTAGTTGCAGATCGTGTAACAGTCGCCGCATCCTCTGAATCGTAGTTACCGCCGGGGAAATCACGGACTTTGGTGGTAAAAACGACGTTTGGCGAGGCCGCAGTGGAGTTTTCAAAGGTTATATCGGGGATGAGGCGGCGTATAAAGGCAAACTGCTCACCGTCCGCAAGATCAATCTGGCTAGATTCTATGTGGGCGTTAATAGCAACAGCAGGACTAGAAGTAGCGTCATCCAGACCCAGTTCTTGGAAATATTGCCTGCCATCAGTAAACGTAGCCACCGGGTAATCATTGATGCCACGGTCAACCCAAGCTGTACGCACCAAAGTACCGTAATACCAAGCATTTTCTTGATAATTAAATACAACGTAGCGATCAATTTCATTAGCTGTTGACGACGGGTAGAACCACCAGATTTCGCTGTACGCCGAGTTCGACGCCGCAAAGACCTTTTCCTTTTGTTCACGGTTAAAATCATCAAAAACGTATGACCTTACCGTACAGGGAATACGCTGTACTTGGCCACTAAACACGTAGAACTCTTCAAAGCCCATCCAATACACCACGTCATCGTGTGCAATGGCAGCCAAAGGCGACATGATCGTGGTGTTTTCTGATACCAAGCTGATACCAAAAGTGAAGGGTGGCCCCAAAAACTGCATGGCGTGTAGAGAAACATCCGTATATACAAGGATTTGCTGACGTGTTTCTACCGCCGCCACAATCTCGGAACCCGAGCCAATACGCAGGTCGCCTGCTGTATTAGAAGGCAAGGATTGCCACGTAGTCGGGTCTTCTTGGTCACTGAACCGGATCAACAAAGGGTCTTGGGTGCCAATGGCATTTTCCGCATCGCAGCCAAACGCAATGATGTGCCGGTCGCGGTCAGATACTAATACTTGCTTGGCTATCGTCGGGGTAGTTGAGTCCGCATTGGTGCGGTCTGAAATTGCCACGGCCCGTGAAGACAGTCCCAAGGTCTTATCCCAATAAAAAATGCCCGCATCTCGGACGTTTATAATCAAATCTTCGCCAAAGTTGTCATGTGTCCAGATACGTAGAATGGCGGTCGTGCCGGTCGCGGCGGCGGCGTCACCCCAGCCTTCTCTACCCCACGTTCCCACGCCCCAGCCTGTGCCCCTGACGGAGGTATCCAGACCCGTATTGATTTGATATGCGCCAACCGTAGAGCCACCACCATTACCACTGTCACTGGAGTTAGCTGTGACGGTGGCGTCAGACGTATCTTTGGCTATGATGGTAAAGCTGTTGTCGTTAACAACCGTATCTATGCGATATTCTTGGTTTAAGACTGCCGCCGTAATATTGCCACCCAAGGATGCCGCGCCTGAAAAGGTGACATAGTCTCCTGCCACTGCTCCGTGGGCCGTGTCTGCTACCGTAATAGTTGAAGAACCGTTGGTGGCGCTAAACGTCACATCCCCTGCGCTCGTTGTAGAACGGATAGGCGTAATGTCGTTATAGGTGCCGCCTTCCTCAATGTAGTACTTGAGGTGTGTTCCAAGGCCCATGAACCGTGAGCCGTCGAGCGCGACAAAAGGTTTGAGGGCACGACAAGTGCCAAGAAACGTGCTTTCCGTGGCTCGTTCCCAGCCGCCTATTTTTTCAGGCACCCCAAACCGGAAACGTATTTTATCGCCATCAAACCACCCGCCTTCGTTAGTATATGAGGTCGTTTCGCGATTTATTCCGGGTCTAAATTGTAGTTTTGTTAGGGGCATCTTTGGTTAAAACGTAGATACCGCTACACGTTTCCAAGTGTTTGTGGCCACGCAAATGTACAAATACTCTGTGTCATAAGCTAACTCACCTTTTGTTCCTGAAGCAGAAGAACTTGCGGGGGTTTGTGATGTTTGTATCGTAATGCTGTCCCCGGTAGTGGCTAAGGCGTTAAAAGTTCCTGCACCGGGCGTCGATGCGCCTATGTTTGTGCCGTCTATTTCACCACCAGCTACATCTACCGTAGGTAAAGTAGCGGTGCCCGTAGTGCTTAAAGTAGTAAAAGCGCCTGTGGCAGGAGAATTAGCTCCAACAGGAGTACCGTCCACCGCCCCACCGTTGATGTCAACCGTGGCAAAAGTAGAAGTTCCGCTAGAAGATATGTTACCCGTGATGTTCCCTGTGACGTTGCCAGTAACATTTCCCGTGACGTTCCCTGTCAAATCACCTGTGACATTACCCGTAATCGCGCCCGTGACGTTACCCGTGACGTTACCCGTCAAATTACCGGTAACATTTGTAGCTACAAGATCAACAAACACTTGCGTTACGGTAGCGCCCGTGCCGCCACCATTAAACTTCAATACAACGTCTTTTCCGTTGGCAATCTCAAAATCATTGGAGGCGTTGTAAGTCCCCTGAAAAATAATGATTGATCGACTGCCACTTAAAGAATTGCGAATATGAACGATTTTTTCGGCATTGTTAGGGGTTAACTGTACGTATGCGGTGCCGCCAAGATCACCCCCGTCTGTAAATTCAATGAACTTGTTACGCCCGTTAGACGTGGACCCGTCCGTTATAGGAAGGTCGGTGGGACTACCTGAACTACCTGCAGAGGACAAAGTGACCGAAATAATGCCGTCTATGGCGCTGTCGATCAGATCAAAGTTTGTGTTCGTGGTTGTGCCCCACGTACCTGATTGCTCGCCAGTAGCAATCTTTTCAATACCAAGGTTTGTCGTATATGTACTAGGCATAATGTCCTCGCTACGCCGCTATTTCTACCCAATTGGCAGTCTGATCCGGAACTATGGGGTTCCAAGCAAACGGGGTAACCTGACCCACTTCCCCTGTCGCCGCCACGCCCGTGACCTGAATTTGTATTTCCCCTATTGCACTGGCTACTCCAACCCGGCCCACGGCAAAAGATCCCGTGAGGGCCACATTTACGCCGGTGCCCTGCGTAACAGTGACGGCGCCAACACCACCCGTGGCCGCTATTCCCGTAACTTCTACTTGCCCTGCGGCATCTACGGTGACAGAACCAACGCCACCCGTGCCTGCTATACCGGTTAAGGATACATTGGCAAGACCGGTAACCGTAACAGAGCCCACCGCAGATGTAGCGGCAAGGCCGGTGACAGACGCCCCAACGCCTTGCTCAAAGCTAATCTGAAGGCTGTCATCAGACAGCGTGGCAAACGGCTCTTCAGATAGTGCCAAGCCACCTAGCAGGGAGCCTCCCGCCTCCAACGATGTCATCGGCATGGAGGCCGCTACCCCGGTCACGTTTACTGTTTTACCTTCAACAGCAGCGACAGACCCTACAGAACCTGTTCCGTTTAAACCTGTTACAGATACAGATACAGACTCGTTAAAAACTAAAACGCCGCCAGAAGCGGTAGCCTGAAGGCCGGTGATAACTGCATCGGCGTCACCATTTATGGATACGCTACCGACACCGCTTGTAGCCGCAACACCCGTGACACCCACCGGACCAAACGCAGAAGGGGTGCTAAACGGTGTGGCTGAAAATCCGGTTAAACCAAACATAGGCGTTAGTTAGGTCCGCTTTGAGTGGGCGCTGTCACAGTATACTACCCCTTACTTGACACCGCCTCAAAAATAAAGGCTATGATGCCGCCTGCTATCCCCACTAACACAACAATCCAGAACGATTTAACCATTGCGTCCTTGGCTTCCTGCTGGGCATAAACTTCCCTTTGCCTTTGCTCCTGCACCTCTCTCATACATCTTCTGTACTCTTCAAGCCCCTCATTGCCGTATGCATACTGCAACAGCGTAACTATTTCTTTGCGTTGGTTTTCTATGCGTTTCTTTGCGGCAAACATCTGCGCGGCCTCTGCTTCAACTGACTGAGCAAAAACCACTTGTTTTAGAGGATTTGTGCGTTTTTTCTGGCGCTGACTAGCGTACAAAATGTCTGAGGCGCTTGCTTGCCAACGCGCCACCACGGAAAAGGTATCTTCTATACTTTTGCCCGCCTCAATAAAGGCTTTGACCCCCGCATACGCCTTGGTCGCCGCCGCCGCCGCTGTAATGGGGTCAATCATTTGGAACCTCGTATACTACATAGGGATCACAATACGAACTGAAATACGGCAAGTACCAAGTGTACGTTTGATCCGATGTGCTATTTAGCTCCTTGTATCGACAAATCCGGTAATGTTCTAGCCGTGTTCTACTGCCTATCGCCCATGTATAAGTGTAGGTTTCCAACACCAAATACAGGACGATTGTTTCCACATATTACGCACTGGGATCGACCCAATCTGGGTTTGCTACCCATTTTGGATCAGCACTAGGGTCGTAGGTGTACCGATTGCCTGACCAGTTGCTAGGCGCGTCCGTCACACTCTCAGTCAGCGTGGCATTGCTGGAGTTTAGATCAGCAACGTAAAAGTCCGGTGAAGACGGGTCGCCAACCGTAATCTTGTCAGAACCCATAGCCACAGCCTTGCTGTCCTCAAAAAGATACTTCGACAATTTGGTTGCGTTTTCGGTAATGGTTTTCATGTTTTAGCCCTTTACTAAAATTTCGGTGGATGAAACTGCTGTGCCTGCTGTCACAGATGGCGAGTCGGCACTTGTGCCTATTGTGCCATCAGTCTGTACAAAATACGTTTGCCCTGCCGTCAGGCTGGTCTGTTTGTCGTTAACTGAACCGCCTAACTGAATGGTCGCCAAGCCGTTATCGGTGCAGTCGTTTTCTGCAAAGCCAATAAAGTTTTCTGAGGTAAGGTTTGTGATTGCGTCCGTGTTTTGAAAAATCACACCAGTGCCGTAATTTGAGTTACCCGTATCTGAATACTGGATTGCAACCTTGCTTGCCTTGCTATCAAAACAGCAGCTAATAAAGGAAATGTTTGCACTTTCAAAAACTGTGGCCGTGCCAACGCTGAATCCTGTGCCACTTATCGTTATTGGTACAGCAGTGCCGTAATTTGAGTTACCGCCATCTTCATAGGCGACCACCACCTTATTTGCACTGCTGTCAAAAGTACAGGACGCATATAACGACTCACCACTTTGGATGTCTGCCGCAGAGCCGAATGAAATGCTTGTACCAGAAACCGTGCCAACAATTCCACGGTGATTGTTACCTTCTTGATAACTAATAAAAACCTTACCAGTGTTACTGTCAAAAGTAATTGCTAGATATTCTTTAATGTCGCCGGACTCAAAAGTTGCTGTAGAACCAAACGAGATGCTTGTACCGATAACGGTCCCGACAACAGCCTCGCCTGCTCCGGTTGTTCTATATTCATAAGCGACGACAACTTTGTTGTTAGTAGTATCAAATGTTGCCACATTGTCTTCAGCCCTAGCAGACCTATAGACTACAGGAGTTCCAAAGCTGATTGATGTCCCACTGACTGTGGCCACAACAGCCGTGCCGTAATTTGAATTACCTTGATCTGTGTAGACAATCACCGCCTTGTTATTGGAGCTATCAAAACAAATACCGATCTTCGAGGTAATTGCGCTTTCAAAAACTGCGGCTGCGCCAAAGCTGATACTATCGCCCGAAACCGTGCCGACAATAGCCGTGCCATAGGTTGAGTTGCCGCCGTCTCGATATGCAATTACTACCTTGTTATTGCTAGAGTCAAAAGCGGCTGAAACTTCTGTACCCGTCTGTGCGCTTTCAAAAACTACTGGAGTACCAAAAGAGATCGTTGTTCCACTCACAGTTCCTACAACAGCAGTGCCGTAACCACTGTTGCCGTAATCGCTATAACAAAAAACAACTTTGTTGTTATTGCTATCAAACACGCTCGCGTGTTCATTGGAGTATGCGGCAGTGCTAGTAAAGACTACAGGGGAGCCAACACCTTGGGTAACGCTCGTTTGGACGATTTGAGCTACGTCACCGTCAGCCTCAACAACTACAGGTTTTCCAGCAGTGATCGCACCCTCCGCCGTCAACTCAACCGTGCTGGCTGGCACATTAAGCTGTCTGCCTATATAGCTCATATCAGCCCTTCACTATCAGTTTGGTGGATGTAACAGCCGTGCCAGCAGTAACGCTAGGGCTATCCGCTGACGTTGCTATCGTGCCATCACCTTGCACAAAGTATGTCTGACCTGCCGTCAGGCTGGACTGTGTGGTGCTGACGCCGCCCTTGATTAGCACGGTGGCTGTTTCCGTGTCAGACGCCGCGTACTCTGCAATACCAATAAAATTTTCTGAGGTGAGATTTGTGCTAGCGGGGCGAACTACAACAGCGGTTCCGTACTCAGAATTTCCACCGTCTCTATAAGCGATGACAACCCTTTCGGCGTTAGCATCATAAGCGGCCGCGATTTTGTCAGAGTCCGTGCTGTCAAATACCGCTGGTGATTCAAAACTAATAGAATTTCCACTGACTGTTCCAGAAACGAAAGTGCCATAGCTAGAATTTCCTGTGTCTTCATAGGCTATAAACACTTTTTGGTTTTTAGAGTCGTAAACGGCTGAGAGAAAGGGAATGTCTGCACTTTCAAATACAGTTGCACTGCCAAAAGTGATTGAAGTCCCGCTTACCGTCCCAACAACAGCGGTCCCGTAGTTAGAGTTTCCACCGTCTCTGTAAGCTACTACAATTTTTTGAGCGTTAGAATCATAAACGGCAGACATATACTCACTCTTCGCGCTTTCAAATACAGCCGCACTGCCAAAACTGATAGATGTCCCACTCACTGTCCCTACGATGCCGGTTCCATAGTCAGAGTTGCCATTATCTCTGTACAAAATGACCACTTTTTGGGCGCTAGCATCGTAAACGGCTTCAACGTCATTAGTATTTGCGCTTTCAAATACTGCGGCACTACCAAAACTAATCGACGTACCACTAACTGTTCCCACTATGGCGGTTCCGTAGTTGGAATTTCCAACGTCACGAAAAGCTATGACCACTTTTTGAGCATTGGAATCGTAGGCCACTGAAGGAAAGTCAATAAACGCACTTTCAAAAACTACCGCTGTTCCAAAGCTAATCGAAGTCCCGCTTACTGTTCCAACAACTGCTGTGCCGTACTGAGAATTTCCGCCGTCGCTATAGACGATAACCACTTTTTGAGCATTGGCATCATAGGCGGCATACATATAAGTGGAAGTCGCGCTTTCAAATACTGCGGAACTACCAAAACTAATGGATGTATCGCTGACAGTGCCAACAATTGCGGTCCCGTAATCAGAATTTCCCCTGTCTCTATAAGCTATCACGACCTTTTGAGCGTTAGAGTCGTAAACAACAAAGGGATCAGCGAGTTCAGAATTTTCAAAAACGGCAGGTGTGCCAACTGCCGCCGCCGATGTAGCGACTTGAGCTACATCACCGTCAGCTTCAACGATTACAGGCTTACCCGCAGTAATCGAACCGCTGGCCTTGGCCTTGAACCTTCTTGGCAAACTGTCACCTATGACCTTCATTCTTTCACCACCAGTTCAGTAGCGGATATGGCAGTGCCAGCCAGAACAGACGGCGATCCTGCTGTGGTGCTAAGTGTGCCGTCAGTCTGAACAAAATATTGCTGGCCTGCTGTCAGGCTGGTTTGATTACGATCTATGCAGCCGACTATGCCAATCGTTGAGTCTTCATTGTCAGAGTAAGTATCGGCGGCGATGCCTATGTAGTTTTCTGAGGTGAGGTTTACGGTAACAGCCGCAAAAACTATTGATGTACCGGCGCTAGAATTTCCCTGATCTCGATAAGCAATGACAAATCGGCCTGCTGTGGAATCGTATGCAACAGCAGTATTTTCAACTTGTGCGTCCTCAAACTCTACAGCGGAATCCCACGATATGGATGTCCCAGACACTGTTCCTACGTTGAGTTTTCCTTTGCTTGTTGAGTTGATTGAATACGCCACAACGAGCTTTCCTCCACCAGCCCCAAGACCCGTCATAGCCTCTGCGGTAGAGTTGTAAACTTGGGCGCTCCCAAAACTTACACTTGTTCCGCTAATAGTGCAGACTTTAGCAGTGCCATAACCAGAATTACCGTTGTCTGCATAAGCAACAACTACTTTTTGTGATGTTGCATCATAAGCCCCCTCTGGGCCTTCAGAACCTAACGCGCTAGACGAGAACTCTGCAATGCTTCCATAAGTGACATCAGTGCCGCTAATCGTAGCGACAACTGCCTGACCGCTACCAAACCCTCTATTCCAGAAAATAATACTTTTTTGTGCGGTTTCGTCGTAGGTTACTTCGCCGTAATAGAAAGTACTTGACTCAAACTGCGCCTCAGTTCCAAAAGAAATACTCGTCCCCGACACCGTGCCCACGCGGGCCTTGCCGCGATTATCACTATCTCTGTAAGCAATCAAATGTTTTTGAGCGTTGATGTCGTAAGCTATGCCTCCGCCGTATGAGTTGGCAGAGTTATAAACAACCTCTGTGCCAAAACTAATATCCGTACCGCTTATCGTGCCGACAACAGCCGTGCCATAGTTTGAGTTGTCATCGTCATAAAAAATGATAACCACCTTTTCTGCATTCGCATCATACGAAATGCCCAGAGGGGTAGTTTGCGCGTCAGCAAAAGCAACCTCTGTACCAAAAGTAATTGAACTTCCAGAAACAGTGCCTACTCGGGCTTGTCCTTTATTTGCGTTTGTATTGTCTCTGTACGCAATAACCACCTTGCCCGCACTTGAGTCATAGGCTATTAGAGTTTGAGAGACATTATTGCTATCAACAACGGCGGCAGAACCTAGTTCTGAACCACCTAACGCTACTTGAGCTACATCACCATCTGCCTCAACAATGACAGGTTTTCCAGCCGTAATCGCGCCTTCAGCCGTAGCGGTGTAATAGGCATCAATGATGTTGGGGTCTTTGCCCAAGAACTTCATGGCTCAGACCTAGCTAATTTCTTCGTAGCTAACAAGAACCTCAAGATCATTTGCCGTCCCTGCTGTGACAGAGATGGATCGGTCTTCTTCAAGATACATGGCTGTGTTTTTGTCTAAAACAACCAGTGCCGAATCCTGTGGAACGGATACGGTAGACACCAAGGCATATCCCGTGCCACCAATATCATCTTGTGTGTGATACTTAACGGTCACATCACAGGCTACAGACCCATCGACATTGGCAACCTGAATCATGTTGATCTTGAAAACTTTACCACTTGATGCAGCGTTGCTGACCAGCGCAGTTGCGCTTGTGTTGGCTAGCGCAAGGTAAAACGATTTGCCTGTAATTGTACTGACATTGACAATGTTTGGTGCCGCCATCTCTTAGCTCCTATCCAAATACAATAGCCATCGCAATGGCTTTGCCTGTGTTAATCCCTGCGGCTCCAAATGACAGTTTGCCAGAGCCATCTGTCAGTAACGCCTGACCGCTTGTTCCATCTGCATTTGGAAGCTCTAGGCTGTAAGTGGCAGAGGCACTGTGGGGTGGCCCTTTAAGGGTTACACCGTGGCTGTTTGACTCGCAATTAAACCGGATAGCACCAGCATTGGTATTGCCGTAAAGCTCTGTAAAGCCTGTCCCTGACGGAAATAGCTGTATGTTGCCGTTGGTGTTTGTAGACTTGATCGCGTTAGTGTCAAACTGCAAATTTTCTATTGACACTACACCGTTGGCGTCTTCAACCACCGCTTTGTCGGCTGGGAAGGCGCAAAAAATAACCTTGCTTCCTGCTGACAAATCAACAGCAGAACCGCTGTTAGAGCTTGCAAGCACGGTGGTTCTAGCGATTGTGTTGCCGCTACTGGCGTATGTTCCCAGCCCCACCTCAAAGTCAGAGTTATTGCTGTCTACAATCGCGTAGTAAGTTGTATCACTGTTTGACAGAACAGAAGAAAACGTGACAAAGTTGTTGACCGCGCCGCCCAAGGCAATGTTTCCCGTGCCGGTGGTCGTTGTTGTCTCTTTTACTCTGTCTTTAATGACAAGTGCCATTGTTTTCTCCAATTAGCCTTGATTTAATCCACCAGCTCCCAAGAAGTAGAACTTTCAACTATTGGCTATCTCCTAGTCTTTTTTAAACCGAGCCTGCAATGCGCTTGAATACAACATATGTTTTATCTCGATCTGTGGCGCCTTCAAGTCTTCCACTTACTATACTATTTGCAAAAAATCGTACTTTTTGAGTAGAAACATTTGTAATATTTAAATAAGAGGTAAGATTTATCTGATTATAATATGAAGCAGTTTCTCCTACAGCGGCGACGGACACGCTCCTAAGAGTTCCATCGGCTTCGTACGCTTGTATACCAATGCCCATATTATCGCTTCCAGTATTATAATATTGTCCAAAAAACTGTACTTCCCAATATCCTGTAACGGGAAAAGTAAAAAGTCCGCTGCTAAGAGACATTGCCGTACCCAAAGTAGGCTGCAAATTTGGATATGCTGCACTATTTGACCAAGTAGTAATTGGAACTGCATCGGATGTAATGTTTGACGTTATTCGCCAAGTATCTAAATGAGTAATGCCATGAGTAACCCAGCTTAAAACTCCTGACCCATCTGTTTGAAGAACTTGATCTGCACTACCATCGCTTGTAGGCAAAGTTAACGTGTAGCTAGAGCCTAGCGTCGAAGCCGCCTGCAAAGCCACGTACTCGCCGCCAGAACTATCTTGTAAACGAAGATCACCCTGTCCGGTCAGGTCTACCTGAGTAGCTGTGACAGGGCCAGTAAAAGATGTTGCCGTTACACCGCCGCTAACCGAGACATTACCCGAGGCGTCTCTGTTTACAGACTTATCCGCAGGATAGGTCAGGAACACATCTTTGGTTCCCGCACTAAAGTTCACGGCATTGTTGCTATTGGAACTGGCAAGAACCGTGGTGCGGGTTATCGTGTTACCGCTACTTGCATAAGTGCCTAGACCAACCTCAAAAGCGACGTTGTTGTCATCAATGATGGCGTAGTAAGTGGTGTCCGCATCCGACAGGACAGACGAAAAGGTGCGGAAGTTGGATTCTGCACCCCCGAGCGTAATCGCGCCTGTACCTGTCGATGTGGTGGTTTCTTTTACGCGATCAGCAACGACCAAGGCCATGATTATGCGATCCTAATAATAGCGTTAGATGCGTCAGCCGTTGGGAACACAATCGTAAAGTCACCAGAGCTTGATGACTTATCAGCGCCAAAATCCAGAACAAGCACGGTGTTAGTAGTTCCGCTGCCACTACCTGTCGTGGTGTTATAAATCAAGGCTCCACGCGCCGTCAGGGTGCTACTGGAGAACGTGAGATCGGCAAAGTCGGTCAAGGCCGTAGTTCCCGAAGTGGTCGGGGTCACGTTGGTCAGTGTTCCCCCACCCGCTGAGTAGCCTGTTCCGCTAATCTCATTGCTGGTTGTATACGCCGTGGTTGACGCATTAAAACTAGCAGAGTTGGTGTACATTGCCAGCTTGTACGTATCGCCAGAGCTATTTGTAAAATCGTGTTTGGCCTGAAGCAGTTCTTGCTTAAAGCTGGTACACATAAAATTTCCTGAGAAGGCCATGTCATAATCTCCCGATAAGTTCAGCCAAATCTTTGTGCCCTGCATCAAGCAGAGCGTTGTTAACAGTAGTCCTGTCGCTTTGAACGGCTTCCTTCATGTAGAAGACAAGAACCGCTCTCATATGCTCCTTATAAGCTATCGCTTGATCTCTGATAGCGGGCGGTGCCGTATCAGAAACGCTAAGAAGTTTGGTTAAGCATCGGTCAGCCACCTCTTCCGGGGTGAAACCACGATGTTGAGTAGTCTGAACTTCGACTATGCCCGGTGATAGTGTAACCCCTTCAAAGTTCATTGTTTAGGCCTTATGACCATGCCGGTCATATATTGATCCGTCACTTCTTTAGATTCTCCAAACTGCTTCATACCAATAAGAGCGTTTTGCAATTGAGCAGTGTACAGAGCTAGAACATCCTGCTCACCTTTCATAAAGGTGTACGCCTCTAGCAAACTGCCGTATAACAGCGCCAAGGGCGCGTTTTCACTAAGCCATGACTGACTTGTATCGCTCAAACTGGTCAAACTGGCGGGTCGGTAGTAATAGTGTAGCTCCGCGGTCAAAGCGGCATCTGGAGTAGGCGCTAAAATAAAATTACTGCTATCAAACATCGCGTAGTATCTAGGCGTCCCTGTGGTGCTACTGTTTGGGTTAAACGTCTGCAAAAAATTAACGTCTTTATATTCAACAAAAATTTTGGACGAAGAAACTTCAAAAGAAAGCGAAAACGGGGCCAAAAAATCAGACGGGCAATCTAAAAACTGATTAGAAGCGGTAGAAGTCCCCACCACATTTTTACGAAACTCCGAAAGCTGTACATTTTTGAGAATGCGCTCTTCAGCATTGCGGATAAACACAGGGAGATTATTGGTAAACGTCGTTTCGTCGTTTTCCGTGTAATCTTTTATGGCCTGTTTTAATTCACCAAAAGTAAAACTCATGAGGTAGTCACCGTAACTGAGCCTACAGAGCCTGTCAGAGCGTCGGTCGCATCAAGCTCTGATGGCAACTGAGCTACACCCGAGGTAGACCAATTTCCATTACCCAAATAGCTAATACCATTTGTAGTCTTAACCAAAAAAGCACTGGTTGGATTGTCTGGCTGTGGTCTAGGGTTTAACAAAGCTTGTGGGTCCACAGCTTTCCTACGAGGCTCTAGCTGGGGGTGTTTTGGCTCATACTCATCAGGACCCACCAACATCCCCGTCCACTCACGTTTCATTTCGTTTAGCTTGTAACGAAAGCCCGAGCGATCTGATATGCCGTATGCAAACTTACCGTTAGCAAACCTAGCCATTACAGAATCCTTGAGTAAGCCATTGAGGGTTGAATGTTAAAAGAAGACCTGTCCCTATCCTCAGATGCGGCCCTGTCAAACTCTTCTTCATAGACCGCCTTGAGAAGCTGTACGCGTTCAGGGGCACGTTTCATTGAAAGGTAATACGCCAAACCTGCGGCCAAACAAGGGTAAAACCGAAACGGCAAATCCATGGTGTTTGTAAACGTGTCTGCGTCATCCATACGTACAAGCTTGTCAATAATGACTGTGTCTGTGCTGTTTTCAGGTACAGGCCACAGCTTCAACACAGGGTTGATTTGCCGATCTACAAAGAACTGAGAAGGACGTGCTTTGGTCGTTTTAGTGGGTATATTGATGTAATCGCCCCTACTAATCCGTTCCAGCGCAAAATCTGTTCCACTTCTTCGTATGACGGCGTCCAGCACGTCAATGGTGGATGCTCCAAGCGTATACTCAGCAGTGTCTTCGGTAAGCGAAACCGTTGTTTGCTCAATTGTCCATTGATTCAAACCCCGGTTTGCCCAATCGGCCAACATCAAGTTCAACGACCTTTTTGCAGTTTTAAGGTCATAACCCGTGCGGACTTCTAGCCCACAGCGTTCATAAGCCTCTTCGATGTAGTCACTTACATCTAACTCAAAGTCTGTTGAACCTGACGTAGTCATTCTTTAGCCTTTTTTCTGATTTTCTCTAACAATCGCTCGTCGTCAGTTTTTCGTTTAGGCTTTTTTTTCGGGAGAACAGGCTTACCTTTACCTAAACCAGAACCAATACCTCTTACCGCTCCAGCCCCTGCCGACCCCGATTTTTCAGCAGAGCTAAGGTAATCATAATAATCACTGTCCTTTCTAGGACCTTCGTGATCAGGGATAATGGTTGTTTCTGACCTAGGCAGAGTCACACCACCACCTTTTTCATAACCTCGGACCCGTGGCTTTGGACAAGGGCTCATAGCTTCCTGTTTGTGTGCGTTTACCGGACCACCGTGCTTCATGAAGCCCATCTTGTTTCGGACCTCAGTCGGTAGTTTTGGCAAACCTTTGTTCCCCTTTGGAACAGGCTTTAAGTCCTTTTTCATGGCTACAAAGACTTCTTTGAGCTACTACGGACTACGGCACCGCCCATGCCTCTTTTAATAGGCTTGGCTTTTTTCTTGGCTTTTACGCCGCCGCCACCTCTTTTCTTAACAGGCTTGGCTTTTGCTTTTGGATTACCACCGCCTCTTAGGCCGGGGGGTTTGTCCTTCATTGCCATGCCACCGCCACGCATTTTCTTAGGCAGTGCTTTTGCTTTAGGCGGGGGGTCCATCATGGCCTCGCCGCCGTTTCTTTTCTTAACAGGCTTGGCTTTCGCTTTTGGATTACCACCGCCACGCATTTTCTTAACAGGCTTGGCTTTTTTCTTGGCCATACCATTTCTCATTCCCGGCATCACAGAGTCTCCTATATAGTTCCTGACGCTCATCCCACAAACCAGCGGTTTCTGGGTCATTTAGGTACTGATCATAGTACCCCTTTTCTCTCAGCATTTCTGCCGATTTTTCAATAGTGGAAAGCCGTTGCACAAAAAACATGGCGTATGGCTCGTCCACTAAATAATCAAATTCTTGGTCAAATGCCTCTTCGCCTTCGTCATACGGGTGAAAGCCCATGACCCACAAGTCTTTTTGCACAAAAGTGCCTGTAGCTATGGCGTCATTCAAAGCCCCGATGTAATCATGAAATTCTTGTGATTCACTCACAAAATCAAATTGCACACACAAAATTACATCGTAGGTGTCATCAAACTGTGACAAAACTGTGTATAAGTGGTGCATAGATTTTTCGTAACTAAACGAAAAACCTACTTTGTCAGATAAAAAAGCTTTTCTGGCGTAAGGACACGCCGGAAGGTTGTTAAAAAAAGAGTTAGGCTTATCTAGAACTTGGTTTGCCCATTCTTTTATTTCTTCAATGACTTTTTGTTCTAGGTCCATGACTAGTCATACCTAGTCTTTTTTCTACGCTCCGGCATCACGGCACCACAACCCCGGTGATTTTTACGTATTTCTCCACCATTGGCGGCTTTGCGGACTTTAGCGGCTTTAGTATTAGCTACGACTTGCTTACCTTTCGCGCCCTCACGCTTCTTTTTACGCGCTGTAGAGGCACGTTCGGATTTGCTCAAGCTGTTGGCTTTAGAACGAGGCAAACAACGATCTGGACGTTTTTTATCTTTAGAGGTGCCGCATTCACCAACAATGTTTCCACTGCTATCAATACGGACCCAATCTTGGTCCAGCCAATTTTTAAGTTCGCCCATTGCCTTTTTTTCCAGATTTTTTTGAACCCGGCAAAGTTTTTTCTAAACGGTCTGCTTGACCAGCGTGTAGTTTAGATGCTTTACGCAATTCAGCTATCATCTTTCGTTTCTGAGCAACAGTTAATTCAGCCATTTCAGAACCTTACTTCCCTTTTCTTTTGCCACCTTTTGATTTCTTAGCATAATTAGGGTCTTTGCAATATTTACTAGCGGCTAAATTAGCGTAAGCAGAGGGGTATGTGTCAAAAGTTCGCTTTGCCCACGCCTTACCTTCAGGACAAATTTTACTGCCCTTGCTTTTACTAGACGCCGCACCACCTTTACGCATGTAAGTGACTTGGACTTTTGATTTTTTTGGCCCTGTTTTTACCCTTGAGCCCGAAATCCCCATACCCATAACATCACCCTATCATCTTAGTAAAAATGGGGGCGCTTATAATCAAAACAGCTAAACCCCAAATTTTTATATCTAATTTGTTTAAAGACTGTTTTTGGTCATCCAGCCTTTCTTCAATACGAGCATAACGAAGCGCACATTCCGCCTCATGCTGGTTTAGCTTGGCTAAAACATCTTCTAACCTCATGGCGATTACCAAGCTTTACAGGACCAATACCTAGCAGAAAATTTATCCTTTGCCGTATCACAATTGTGACGCGCTCTAAAATTACTTCTGCGGCCCGGCTGTGACTTTTTAATCGACATGTTCGGATCACCAAAGCGAACAAGTTTTACTTCCTTGCCTTTTTTAGCCAAAACCGCACTTTTTTTGGACTTTCCGGGGGTTTTTTTAGGCTTGTTGTAGCCCGAAAAAGTTTCCCCTCGGTAGCTTAAACGACCAGAGGGGAGCCTTTTTACGTCTTTGGTGGTGGCCATCAGCTAAAAAACACCGTGATTGCTGTAATGTTAGTTAAAACACTGACAAAAATATCAGACACTTTTATGCCTTCATCAGGGATATTAACTGAGTGTGTTTCACTCGCAGAAAAATCCAAATCTAGTACTGTGCTACCCCCACTAGCGTCAGTAATGGTTAGCCTTGGAGTACCAGATGCTGAAAAAACTTGAATCTGACGAATACGAGCAGGCCCTACACCAGCAGAGCCTGTTCCGGTCAGACGTTTTGATCTTACGTCTGAATTAGCCATGGAAATCTCCCGTTATGATGCGTCAGAAGTGCTGGAAATTCCAAAAAACTTCAAAACAATAACTGTGTCGCCGCCGGGATCTCCCGAAACAACAAGCTCAACCTCGTCCGCTGTACCAGTAGCCGCAGTGGTTGTTCCACCGGACATGCCAAGGACACCGTTACATGGGAAAAACCCCTTGAAACCAGTTGAATTTAGAGCGGCAGAAATACCATCAACAAAACCGTCAGTATCAGCATCTGTGCCGATATCATTAAGCGTGACAGAGTTTGCGGCGGCGGTAGTAACGGCAATTGTAACGCCCATAGGGATAAAATTATCTGGAATACCAATTGCAGACTCTTTGCCCGTAGTGGCACCGTCAGCTACCGTGATAGTAGTTTCGTAGGTAGAAAGCGTCATGGTGCTGGTTACAGCGCCGGTAGTGGAGTTTTTGGTGATATCTGAAAAACCGTTTTCGGAACGGACGGGACCGTTAAACGTAGTATTAGCCATGAGGTTCTCCTGTCGTGGCCAGTGTCAACCTCAGTATGAGGCTGTCAGGAAAAATTTATACTAACATAAATGTTCCACGTGGAACAAAAAAGCCGCCCGAAGGCGGCTTTGTTTTTAAGCACCCGGTGTGGCAAAAACACAACGCCAATCGGAAACTCCAAAACTGTATCGCTCACGCGCTTTAAAACGCATGTTTCCAGTATCAAAGTCACCTTCCATGGCAGTCTTGATGGGGCTTCTGTTAAACATTTTAAAACCGTTAGGTGCGTCAGTCTTAATGAAGAACGCATCTGTGTCGGTCAAGAAATGATTAACTACCGCCCCATCTGGGAGCATGCCCATGGATTTCATGGCATTTAGGTCGTTGTCCGCCGTGGCAGTTCTTAGGTTAGAGTTAATTACTCTTTCCGCAATAAATTGCAGTTCTTTAGGAATAATCAACTTCATACCACGTACCGCGATCTTCAGACCACGCTCATCCGTGAAACCGGCAATGTCAATCAACATCTGCTCAAGAGAAGTCTCGTTGAGGTCAGCGGCAGTTGACAGCAAGTTACGCTGGTTCCCTGAAAGGGACGGGTGAGCCGAAGAGCAGAGAGCGGCACCATCTCCAACAGGAGAACCGGTGCTAAAGGCGTTGTTCAGAATTGAAGCGGCCTTAATCTGCTTGGTCTGGGACATGGATCGTGCCAAAGCACGAGTGTAACGAGAAGCAAGGCGGTCATACAGGTTGTCTTCAATCGCCTCTTCGGTGATTGAAAATGCCAGTGCAATCGTTTCGTGAGTATAACGTGCAGTAAATGTCTCCTGCGCGTCATCAAACGAAATAGCACCACCTTCTGACTTAACCGGCGCAGTGCCGAAGCCAGACAGCATTACTTCTTCTTCAAAAGCACGATCTGAAGTCTCTTCTTCAAAGATTTCAGAGTGTTCTTGCTCGTAGCGATCATACTCAAGTCCGAAAAGAGCGTTAAGCCCCGGCTCAAGTTCCTTCGCCAACTGTGCGCGAGAAATAGCCATTACTTAATCCCCCTTAAATGCCGGTTGAGTCGGCAGTGGTTTGTGAAGCAAAACCACGTGTGCCAGCGTTGAAATGAGCGTTCAATCGAACAAGCAGATGTGCCCCTACTGAAGCGTAATCTTGATTAGCTTCATCATCAACCAAACCTACGATACGCAAAGGTAGCGTAGCAGTAACAGCAATACTGCTTACAGAAAGCTGAGAATTTGACTTGCCTGTATCGGTAGAACCGGTACGGGCAGAAGTTCCCAGACTTGCGTTAGCAAAAACAGCCGTTAATGCAGTAGCTCGGTCAGTGAGAGATGCATCCGCCGCAACGACGAACAGTTGATCAGGGTTATCAGCCACAAGAGCCTTTACAGGAAAATTGGTATCTACCGATACGCTTCCTGATCCGGGCCAGTAATTAAGAAACACAGGTTTCTTTTGTGTGGCGTCTTGATATTCAACCCCTACCAGAACGCCAAGGGCTTGCGTAGTGCCGCCACTTGTAGCTCCAGCTTGGTCTATAACGCCTGCGGCAGTGGGAACACAGATGCTTCCGTTAAAAATAGCATTAGTGTTGTTACTAGCAATTTCATACTGAGTAACTCCGGTGCTGTTAACACCGCTTCCTACCAGACCTACAGGACGAAGACCAAAGGCAGTTTCTTGATTTGCCATAACTTAGTTCTCCATTCTGTGCGGCCCTATTTTTTGGGGCCGCCAAAAGTTACACGACTCTGGCGTTCGGGTTTACCGATTGCCATCGTTGGATGAGCGTTTTCTCGCATCATATCGCTTTCCACAGCTTCGATCTGGTCCGCGTTACGTTGAGCAAAATACTCAGCGCGTTCTTCTACTGTTTCCAACGGTATACGAGCGAGCATCAATCCGCCAACACCAAACACACCCTCATATTTACCCGAATCAATTACCGGTGCTTCAAAATCTGGATACTCATCTTGGCGAACAAGCTCATAGCCTTCTCGCAACCTTGCCGAAATATTCTTGGTGTCGTCAAAACCCCTTACTTCGGCGCGTATCCAACGATGTTTAAAGCCCTCTGGTGCGGGCGGGGCGTCTAACATAGACGGGGGAGTCCAAGGCTTACGCCGTCCCTGTGTCTCCCTTGACGCTGTTTCACGTGAGGAGCGGTTAATGCCCTCAAAGCCTTTCTTCTCTGTGGACATAGTCTTACTCCTTTACGTATTTCGCGTATTCTTCAAGCGGCACTCCCAACTTTTTAGCAATTGTTACTTGGGTCGGGGAGAGTTTGACCCTTTTACCACTGCGCCCAGTTTTGGTGGAGCGTGAGACACCGGCAACATTCTGAGCGGGCTTGCGGCCAGTGGATTGCTCCTCTCCAAATTTATGCGGGAACTCCCGCTTAATTCTAGAGTCCAATTCATTGTAGTAGTCATCCCCTTGCGGGTCAAACCCCTCGTCTTCCACTAATTTTTTGTGAATTCCAAAGGCGGCAAAAGTCATTGCCTCGTCTTGACCAAACCAAGAGTTTTTTTCCGCCCACTGCTCTGCTTTGGGATCAGGCCTTTGAGGCTGTTGTGGGGCTTGTTGTTGCGGTGCGGCTTGTGGAGCCTGTTGTTGCGGAACCTGTTGATTAGCTTCAGCACGTCTCTGAGCTTGAGCATATTGGTTAGCCGCAATGGTGATATCCGTCAGTTCTTTCTGAGCGACTACGGTTCCTTCTGCATCACCTAACTCAACAGCGCGTTTGAGGGCCGCTTCAGCCTGCTGTTGTTGGAGTTGGATGCGCTGACCGTATTCGGTCATAAAACCTTGATCTAGGTTTTGCATCCTCTGTTTGATTTGTTCTGATTCGGCCTGCACATTTTGTGCAAACTTCAGGGCCTCTTCTTCACGACGCTCGGCTTCGCGCATTTTTTTAGTCAAACGATTAATGCGTTTCTGTACAGATTCGCTGTACTCGGCCATTTCGTCGTCAGGCGAGGCTTCTTGCTCTACCTCAATCACAGGTTCTTCCGAATCAGTTGTTCCACGTGGAACATCTTCTTCAGGTTGCTCAATCTCCACCTCTGTGGCTTCAGCATCTCCCACATCTAATTCAAATTGAGGTTCTTCAGCAGGTTCTCCCATGGTGCTTCTCCTTTACAAACTAAGAATGTCTTCTGGATCGTCAATAGTCGCTAAGATTTCGTCATCATTCAAAATCCTGCACTCCCCGCCGTCAATACGGAACCGAGAACCAGCATAACGAGCAAAGATTACCCACTGTTTTTCGGTGCACCATGGGCCGTCAGGGAACTTTTCAGCGTCTTTGTAGCAAAGGGGGCCTTGCTTAACGACATATCCCACGACAGTCTGAAGCTGAGTGTCGTTCAAGACTTGATTGGGAATATAAATACCGCCTTCCGTGGTTTCTTTACCGCGGTATGGGAGGATTAACATGCGCCAGCCGGTGGGCTGTGGCATACGCTCCAAAAGACTTTTGTCCATGGCCTCGGGGTCAAGTACCTTGGGCTGTGGAGCTTTGTAAAGGGATTTGACGCCTTCTGCGGCGGCGTCTAGGTCAATTTCTTCAGCTAGATCAGTCATTTAGTTGCTCCTGTTTTTCTAGCAGGCCCGAGAGTTCCTGTGCTACATGATTCAAAGCCGATAGCTCCCCCATAAGGTTTTGGTACTGCTCCATCGACTTTACGCTATTGTTTTCCAACAATTCTAAGACTTGTGTGCGACGTTCCTTTATAACCTTTTGTATAAATTGAACTAGGTGTAATGAGTCCACATGCGCTCCATCTCAGAAAGTCTTATCTATATACCACGACAGTCTAAAAGGAGCAACTAATATGTCCACATCACCGGAGTAGAGGTTCTTTTGTCTACATGAACAAATGTCTTGGCTACGCCAATGCCTGTAAATCCATGCTCTATAGCTTTTTGCACAACTGCCAGTCTTTGCACACCGTCTGCTACTGATATGTCAACAGCAACTCCCGAGTTGTGCATTCCCGGCTTTGACTTCTTTGCCTCTACGCTATGACTGGCAGACCTGAATCCAGAGTTAACTATGAACGGAAAGCCGCAGGCTTCTCTTAGCTCGTCAAGACTCCTGATAAAGTCCAAGTCCATCTCGTTCTCACCTGTCTCCTGACAGTTAAAATCAGACAGCTTGAAGTATTTAAACTCGCTCACTCTTTTTTCCCAAGAAACAAACCAAATGAGCCGGTCAGAGCGCCCGTCATCACAGACACCAGTGCCGCTTGCTCGGGATTGGGGTCAGGCAAAGACATAAACCACTCAACCGTCCGGTATGTCATGGCAATCATGGCAAACATGAGTATCCGCGGGATGATACGCCACGCGTTAAGCTGTTCTGGCGTCAAGATTTTCGTCCTCTTTCTTTCCCCACCAAACCACTACAAACGCACCGCATTCGGGACAAGAAAGATTAGTTTCGATTAAATGCTCATCGTCACGATCATTATCGTGATCGCCGCCCCAGATCAGTTCAGTTTGGCAGTCATAACATTTCATTTTTCGCGAGCTACCTGTTTGGTCTTCTCAAAGGTCCGTAGACCACCGAGGCCCAACATCCCAAGCAAAACTGTAAGAAGGCTCTCCATTTCAAACACAGGTAACGGAGGGGCTTCCACACCAGCAAATGTGATGACAAAAACAGCAATAGGCTGGCCGACAAAGTGCCAAGCCAGAGCAACACCGCAAGTCCACCCAACAAATGGTCGCCAGCCCGCGACAAACATAGACTTGTGTGCCGCTTCGGCCTTGTTAATCTCAATCTGACCTTTTGCAAGCTCTTGAGCATGACGCTCGGACATTGTTGCAATTTCATGTGCAAGCTTCGCCTTTTCGTCAGCGTCCGGTATAAACTTATCCAGTAAACCGGTAACAGGACCTATCAGTGCTTGTAGCATCAAAACCCCCTAAATTAAGCGTTAGTGAAGCGTGAGCCACGTAAAGCCGCCCCCATACCACGCTTTTTGCCTGTAGTTACCTTGGCAAACGTAATATCCGGAGTCTTTTCCTCTTTTGCTACAGCATAAGGAATAGAGCCTTGACCTTGAATATCGGCCTTGGCTACAGGGTTTGGGGGGTTCTTGGGCGGTGCGCCGTCTACTTTAACTCTCATATCAATTACCTCGTTTTAACAATTCACGTTGTAAAGCCGCGTCGATTCTAGCCTGCGTCTGTCGTTCCTGACTAGCAAGTCGTTGCTGGAACTCAGTCTGCTTGTTAGCCATACGTTGTTGATCCATCTGCAACTCTGCCTGATCCATCTGCAACTCTGCCTGTTGCTTCTGAGCATCCAACTGAAGCTCCTGTTGCTTGAGTTGCACCAGCGGGTCACCTTGGTTCTGGCCCGTGATCTGTGCTGTAAGCTGTTTCAGCTTGGCAAACTCTTGTGCATTGATTTGAGCGACCATGGCTTCTAACTCAAGCTCCATGTCCGCGTTCAAAGGTTGGCCACCGGTTCGTTGCAACATTTGTGCCGTAGCCATTTCCTGACATTTCAATTTCACATGTTCAATGATGTGCTTTTGAAGAGCTATCGCGGCAGTAGGCATCGCCTGTAATGTAGGAGAAGTCGAAAAAATTAAATGCGCCATAATGTGTGCATCATGGTCCTGACCCTCAAAGGCCTTCAACTGAACACCATCAAGAACATCCATGTTTTCCTGTGCGGGATCTTTTGGTATTGGATCGTCTGAGGACGGCGCTATCAATATTTTGTCTACGTCATTGACCCCCAAAGCCTCATACATACGACGATATGCTTCATGCATATCATGCATTTGAGGGGCCTGCATGGCCATCTGTAGCTGGGCTTGCGCCAGTGAAATACGCTGTGCCTGCGAGAAAGAGTTGGGGTTTGATACCGGAACAACGTCTATCCGGTCATCAAAGTCCCGTTGCATGATCGCACGATCACCCCCCATCACCGCATAAGGGTATTCCTGCGGCAAATACTCGGACATTACCCGCGCGAGAAGCTTGAACTCCTGACGCATCCCATAGTGCAGACGTTTATGCACCGCACTCATGACCCGTGAGCCCTGTTCCAACAACGCTACCGTCGTTCCGACAGCCGCCTGCTGGTTACCATCGCCCACTTTCATGTCCGTAATCGTCGCGAACCGACGACCCGCATCTACCACAAAGCCCAGAAGCTGGAACAACGTGGTGTCTGGACCCTTGAACGGCAACGGCATTAAAGAGTCCCTGATAGCCCCACCGGGCGCATCTACATCCCTAAACTCACCGGGCTGTAGCGGTTCTTCATCGTCCCTGACCCGTAGGCCACGGGCCTTGAAACCTGCCGGTAGATTCGACAACGTACCCGCATCAATCAACTGACGTAAGGCCGCAGTGGCTGTGCGAGACAGGCCACCAATGGTATGGATTAAACCAAGGCCGTAAAATCCAAAACCCGGCAAAAACTTGTAGTGCACGAAATACTGGATCTTTTTCTTTACGTCGTCTTCTTCTTTAAAATTGCGTCGAATAGACAGAACTTGGCCGCTATCTTCGCTTATCGTGACGATATACGGAACTTTGATGCCCGTTGGCTCGCCATCTTCCCCCGTGTCTTCAAAACCTTCTAGGTCCAGATTGACGTGGCACTCAAGCAAAGTGCAGTCATAATCCAGATTGCTGGGTTCTACCCCATCTAGTTTATTGATCTCACCCGTAATCTCGTCTTCTGCGCCTTGCGCCGGAATAACGGGGATGTCCCTGTAAAAACCCATGACCTGCCGGATACGCAGATCATTTAAAGTCATCTTCACGACCTGAGTGATGTTTTCACAAGAATCTAAATCACTGGCACCATACGGCACCACAATGTCCTCTGCGGGGACAAACTTGCTGACAGCGCGATCTATCGCCTCGTCATAATAAACTTTCTTGAAAGTAGAACCGGCCAGCGGCAGGTAAAACAGCATCTGATCAAACTCAGGCGTGTACTCCTCCATCACGTTGGTGATGTAGTAGTTCATAAACTCTTTTACACGAAACGCCTGCGCTTCGTTTTCTCGCGTCTTTTCACCAATAATCTGGGTGCGAACAGGCCCTGACGGCGGCAAAAGCTCATTAAATGCCTGTGCCTGAAACTGTGTGGCCGCTTCTGCAAGCAATGGGTGAGTTACGCCCGTGGCCCCTCTAAAGGGCATTGTGCGCTCTTCGTAATTGTACCCCAAAAGCTCCAAGCCCTTGGAATACGCGTCCTCCCACTCGGAACGCGAAGATTTGTTAGCTTCAAACTCGCCTAAAAGCTCTGAAGATAGGCGGCCAAGCTCTCTATCGTCCAACTCCTCTGCCAAGTTGCGATAGAAATCGCCGTCATCAAGGCCAACCATGGCCATAGGATCAAAATCGACAGTAACTCCACCATCTTCTTCGGCCTCAATCTCTATGCCTTCCGGCAAAACCTCGTTGACTTTACCTACAAAAGTACCGGGTGCGGCTATCTCAATGTCCAACTCAAGATCGGCATCTTCTAATTCAGAACGAGGGGCCGTGCTATCCATCAACGAAGATAGCTGTGCTTTATCGTCACCATTGGCCATCAGGCACTCCTAGTGTATGGGGCAAATGCGCCCACGCCGCGTCTTATATCATATCGCGCTTCACCGCCCATAGCATAGCCTCTCATTTTGCGGCTTTCTTCGGGGGTCATATATTCAGCTTCTTTAGAAAGAATAAGCTGATTAATGAGTTTTTCAGCTTCGTCTCTTGTCTTAGCCGGAAGCTCGTAACCTAACCGGTTGTTATGCAAATCCATCCGACGACCACGATGTTCGGGATTAAAAAATTCAGAAATACGATCTAGTCCAAAATCTTCACGGTTTTGAATTGATTTAAAAGCGCGCTCTGGGTCCGGTGTCTGCGTAGTTAGCCACCCTAAAGCTATATGTCTTGCGGCATCGGCTGTTCCATCAAACTGACCGGCTTTTCCGTATTTTTCTCCAACAGAATTGGCCCAAGCAATAGCGTCGTCGTCCATTCCTAAATGTGCCGCGTACTTTGATTCTGCGTAAGCCCGCGCTTCATTAATTAACCCCATTATTCCATCTGACATGTTATCGGGCCATGGGCATGATGCCCGTTTGCATCGTGGGCCGTGGTGCGGTTTTCGCGAGGTTACGGCGAAGGGTCGCTTTAGATCGTTCTGGATTCAGGAAAGTCTCTAACCCTTGGCCGGTCATCGACATGTCCATGCCGCCGGTCAAATCCACAATGCCACCCATAGCGAACTGCCCCGCCTGTGCTTCGGCGGCTTTACGCTCTTCCATGGCTTTGAGTGCGGCTTGTGTAGAAGTTAATCCTGTCCCACCGGTAGGCACAAAAGGTGTGGACGAAATTGCTTGCCCTTGAGCCAAAGCCACGTCACCGGGATCTACGTCAATATTGCCCTGTCCGCTGACATCCCCAGCAATTAGACTCTGAAGCTTTGTTGAATCTCGTCCTGTTGCATCATAAGCCGTCAAAATTTGGTTGGCTTCAGCGTTTGTTAGCTGATCGCCCCGACGGCTTTCCACAAGAAATTTAACAACGTCGTACACACTTTTCTGCTCGTCATCCAATGCCATAAGCTCTTCGTCAACAAAGGGCGTCGGGGTAGGGGTAGGGGCGGTAGTGACAGGAGTAGTAGTTTGCGTTACGGGAGTAGGCGTGGCAGTAGGCGTGTAAATATCTCCACGGCCCTGTGTATCCTCCAAGTTGACCGGCTGTGCGTCAGCCGTCGTAGCAGTCAATGTGGGCGTTGGGCCAGAGGGTGGGACATACGGATAAGCTAAATCAGACGCCGGAGTCTGGTATGGATTTACCGGGGCCGGTTGGGTCATGGGATCAAACTGACCATCGTTGTAAGTGTAAAGGTTAGGTTGTTCCGAAGAATCAACAAGCACATCACTAGTCGTAAAAAAGGGCGACCTTGGCGTACCGCCCATAGGACGCACCGCGCCAAAAGTAGAGCGAATCCCTTGGTCGGTATACTGCATCAAGAAATTATCGTCTGTCGCAAAGCCGCCCGTTTTGCTGGCCGCATCTATCGAATCAAATATCCGGTTCCATCTCGCGTCTGTCTCATCGTCAAAGTCTGTGCGTTCAAAAAACCGTTCTCTCTGAAAGTTCTCATCCGGACGATTAAAATAAGAATTGAGCCACGTAGCATCTCCGCGCTCATTTTTAAAATAATTACTAAACCACGCGTAGTCCTCATCGCTTACCAGACCTAAAAGACGTAACGTGTCTATCATCTGACGGTTATTGGTTTCGCGGTACGGTACAACCATGTTGCCGTCAAAGTACAAATAAGAAGGCAGTGGCGTCTGACCTTGTCCGGCTTTGGCCCCTCCAGCGCCACCCTGTCCACCCCGTCCGGTGCCCGTGGCTCCCGTTACGTTGTAACCAATGCCCATATTGGCAAGCTGTTGTTTTTGTTCTTCCGTCAAGGCGTCGTAACTAAAAGCCCCGGAAAAATTTAATCCGGCAGGGTTTGAGCCGCCAACAAGCGGTACTCCACCCCCGTTGCTCATGTATTGAGGAGCATATGAACCGATGCCGGACATCAACATTTTATTTCCCATAAGATCTACCCGTAATATTGCATTGGCCGAAGATTCGCACTCTCATCTTCCCAATAATCTGATGGCAACTGAACAAAGTTACCCTGTCGGTATCGCATCAACGCCTGCGTGGTGCTGTCTACCAAGTCATCATACTCCCCATTAGGGAACGCCGCACACTCTTCTATCACATCGTGCGCCCAAGACTCATCCGGTGCCCAAATCATCCCGCTTTCAAAAAGCGGAGAAACACTGTGTACTCGCGATACCTTATCGTTACCGCGACTCGGCGTAAAGTTTACCACAGGGATGCCCATGTTCCGTAGTTCGTGGGTCAAAGGCATACCACTCGCCTTTGCCTCAATAATTACCGTCTCAGGCTCCCAAAATTTGTAGGATTCCATCGCAACTTGCTTCAATTCAGGGAAATCCCAGCGCCCTTTCTTTGCATCCAGCAAAATTAGCCCCGCAACCGTGCCTTCTTCAGGATAAAACACGCCCCAAGTCGTAATCGCACTGTAATCCGCCCGCGTATTCTTGGAAAAAGCCGTGTCATAGCTCTGAATCACGTATTGCAACTGCGGAATCTGCTGTTTATCCCACACATTCCACCACTCGCGCTTGATAATCGCGTTTTCATCACCAGTAGGGTTCTGCTGGTACTGGGCATTCCACTTGGGCAAGGGAATTGATCCCTTTACCGCCTGCATTTCCTCAAATGACCAGAACTCCGGCCACAAAGGTTGCCCAGAAGGCATCTCCATCGGGAACTCAATGACTTCCCAAGTGTCCGCTAACTCATCGCGACCCTGTGCCCGGATCAATTGACCCGTCAAATCCTTCTCTGACCACCTCGTCATCACCACAATGATGGCCCCGCCCGGTTGCAAACGCTGTCGAGGACCACCTGTGTACCAATCCCATGCATCATCAAAGCCACTCAGCGACATCGCCGTCTGCTCAGAGTGCGGATCGTCAATAATGATCAAATCACCACCACGTCCCGCCAAGTTTGACCCCACACCTACGCCGTAATACATACCACCACGGGCCGTGTCCCACCTACCGGACGCCTTCGAGTCAGCAGAAAGCGCCGCATCAGGGAAAATCTCCAGATAATCATCTCTCTCCAGCAGATTCTTGATCTTCCGGCCAAAGTTGACCGCAAGTTCCGTGGTGTGCGTAGCCTGAATAATCTTCATTGCAGGGTTTTTACCAATCATCCAAGCCGGAAACAGGAAACTCGCAAACTCAGACTTCGTGTGACGCGGCGGCATGTTGATGATCAACCGCTTCAACTCCCCACTGGCCACTCGCTCAAGCTTCTCGGCCATGATCTTGTGGTGCCGACCCGCAATAAACTCGGGCCACATCGTCCGGACAAAGCTCAAATAGTCTCTCTGACACGACTCAACCTGCTCAATCTGCGCCAGCCGGTATTCGAGCTTCAGAATCTTCTCTTCCGCTTCCTCTAAAGACTCAAAACTAGAACCATTACTCCGCATAAACACTAGCTCTCGGGGTTAGTAAGTACTCACTTCAATTATAAACATATATGCGATCCGGTAGCTCTCAATTTTTTGCAAAATTTTTGAAGCTCTGGGACTCCTGTACGCGTTTTTTTTGAACCGTAACACGTTTCAGGGACCTCGGCTCGGGGCTTACGGGTTTTTTCCGAAAAAATTGTTCCACGTGGAACATCGATATCGTTTTTCTGTTCTGTTGTTCGTGAGAAACATGGCATTAGTTGCCGCTTGCTTAGGCGCGGGCGCGTTTCGCGGAAAATTCGCCAAAAATCGCGGCCCACGGCCCGCTGACGCGATCGGGGACTGGGTCCCGCGGACCGCGGCCCACGGGGCGCGGGGCGTCATGACAACGGCAACGGCCCGCGGGCCGCGGCCCATGGGACCGGCGGCAGGGGGCGCGGTACGTTTCGGGCGGTGCTCGGGGCGCGGACCCCGCGCCAGTTGTTACGTGTGCAAGTTGAAGTGGTTTCGAGAATGCGTTTTCGCGATTAGTGCAAAAACGGCGAAACAGAATGGCGTAAACACTAGGCTCGCGGGGGTATGAGACGCCAGGTTTTGCTGCCGAACGGTCGCCCGGTCTGGAAGCAAAAAGTGTCGGAGACGGCAGGCAAAAAAAACCCCGCCTCGAGGGCGGGGTCCAGTGGTGGCCGCTACTGGTCAGCGGCGGGCGGGTATGCGGATCACATCTTCGGGGCCATCAAAGAACCCCCACCGCGCCAGCGTGTCCCCCGTGGGCTTCAGCCTACGGTTAACCGCTCGGTATATCAGCGGCTGTGCCTTGCGCGTTTTCTGAACCACGTACTCCCCGCCATCAATCGGTTTAAAGTCGCCCAGACGTTTAACGCAGACCCACACAATCATGTCGCCGTGTATCTGATCAATCGGTGCGATCCGGATCATGATTTGCCGCCCTTAGCGCGCTTAAACTTTACGCCCATTTCCGCCAGCAGAGTGTCATCGAATTTCGCGAATTCTTCCGCGACTTGCAGGAAGGCGGGGTAATGCTTTGCCAGTACCTTTCGGTTCTGGATATCCAGCGCGCAGACTGCAGTGTGGATTCGATCGGCGGCGGTGGCCAGTTCCCAGACGCGGGTCTTGGCAACGCCAACATGCTCTAGCTCGTTTTGAAAGTTATTCGACATAGTGTCTGTCTCCAAAATGTTTACCGCGACATTGCGGCAAGCGCAGTATGCGATAAAAGCCAGACAAAAAAAACCCCGCTCGAGGCGGGGTAAAAGATAGCCGGAATTGCTCAGGCGGTTTTCTGATCAGCCGCGGACATTCTATCGATAGTCTCGCGCAACTGAATATTCGCTCGCTCCGTGTTCTCGAGATCCAAGCGCAGACCGACTAACGCGCTACCGATAATTTTGATGTATTGATCACCCTCGGGACCGCGGCCGTCCAGAAAGGCCATCACATTGTCAAAAGTAACGGAATGTG